GCTTTATAACCGCTACCGCCACACCAAAAAGAAGCGGATCCGCAAGAAGTACGCCAAGCGGATCCTGGAGTGGTACAGAACGGAGGTGGCGCTGTGTTGAGGCTGAAAGCCAACAAAACCAGCCTTTACAATCTGGTGGCGACGTACAAGCCCCTGCCGGGTATGCGCCGCGTGGATTTCCAGAAAGCGAATGACCGCCCGGACTACTGGCTGGAGTGGACAACGGACGACGGCCACACGAAAGCCTTTCTTTCCTCCTCCCTGGGGTGCCCGATCCTGACGATCACGACGCACGACGCGGCGGGCGGGCAGCTGTACCATGAGGCGCACCGCCTTTCCGTTGAGGGCCTGCGGGAGCGCGGCATGGTGGAGGAAGTCACCACCGCCATGGAGAGGAGGCGACAGGCACATGGCTGACCATATCCCCCTCCCCGCCAAGCAGTACAGCGTGATCTATGCGGATCCGCCGTGGGCATACCAGCAGGCCGGAGCCACCGCGAAAGCCCGCGGCACCGCCGTGAAGCATTACCCCACCATGACCACCGCGGAAATATGCGCCCTGCCGGTGCGCGAAATCGTCCGAGGGGGGGGCGGCCTGCTTCATGTGGGCAACATTCCCCAATATCGCGGAGGCAATCAAGGTCATGGAGGCGTGGGGCTTTACATACAAAACTGCGGCTTTCGTGTGGGTCAAAAAGAACCGGAAGAACGGCGGCAATTTCATGGGCATGGGCGCCTACACCCGCGCAAATGCGGAGGTGTGCCTGCTGGGCGTCACGCCGGGCTTTAAGGCCAAGACGCAGATCCGCGCCCACAATGTCCACCAGATCATAGAAGCCCCGTTCGAGGGGCACAGCAAGAAACCAGACGAAACCCGCCGGCGGATCGTGGAACTGCTGGGCGACGTGCCCAGGCTGGAAATGTTCGCCCGCCAGAGGGCTGACGGCTGGGACGCCTGGGGCAACGAAGCCCCGGAAGCATAGGAGGAACGGCAAATGTCTGACTTTTTAGAAAGAAACGGCCAGCGGGCCATGACAACCCTTTTCAAAAATCTGTTTCTGGCCAGCGTTCACCGCACCGGTGCGGAGGAACTGCTGGAGCGGCTGGAGAATGAAACGGACTTTTTCGAGGCCCCGGCGGGAGCCAAGCACCACGGCGCTTTCCCCGGCGGCCTGGTTATTCACAGTCTGAACGTTTATTACCGCCTGCGGGAGATCACGATCCGCGACCTGACGGACAAGGACGCGCCGGGGCCTGCCACCCTCTCCGAGCAGGAGGAGGAAACCGTGGCGATCCTGGGGCTGCTGCATGACGTGTGCAAGGCTGGCGTGTACCACGCCGAAACCAAGCGCCGCAGGAACCCGGAAACGGGCGTGTGGGAGGATTACCTGGGCTATACGTTCCGGGATCCCCTCCCCCTGGGGCACGGGGAAAAGAGCCTGTACCAGATCGCCCGCTTTATCCGCCTGGAGGATCACGAAGCCCTGGCAATCCGCTGGCACATGGGAGCCTATGACGCGGCGGCCCGTACAGACCTGCGGGATCTGTCCGCGGCTATGGACGCAACGCCATGGGTGTGGCGGCTGCATGAGGCTGATATGTGCGCCGCCCATATCGACGAAAGGGGCGCGGACGAATGACCCGGCTGTTATGTAAGCCCTGCGCCGTCGATCTGGCGGCCAGGGGCAAGACGGTAAAACCCGTCGCGCAGAGGTGCGAGAAAATCACCTGTTCGGAGTGCGGACGCCGCCGGTTCGGTATCACCTATGAGGTGACCGGGCGGGCCACCAGAAAAAAGGAGGTAACGAAGAAATGAGCCAGAAAGGCGAAAAATACGCCCGCCGCATGGAGCGGCGCGTGGACAAGCTGGAGCAGGACGTGGCGGCCATCACCACCGAGCAGACCGCCCAGGGGGTGCGGATCTCTGCCGTGGAGGACGACCTGGCCGTTTACCGGGCGGCGGTGTCCGCCCGTGAGTTGAAACAGGCCGCGGCGGAGGTCAAGGCCTCCAAGGAACGCAGAACCGCCCGCGCGGCGGAGCGGGAGCGCAAAGCCCACCGGCGCAATAAGGTTCTGGCCTTTATCGCCCTGGTGCTGTTCGTTGCTGTCTGCGTGGTCATGGCGGCCAAGGCGTACAGCGAGGAACCGGCGGCGGAACCTGCCGCGCCGGAAGCGTCAGCGGCCCCGGCGGCGATCCTGCCCACGGAACTGCTGTTCACCGCGGCGGCGGAGGAGGAATACATGGAGGACCCGCAGGAAACGGAAAAGATCGAGGAGGCGCTGCTGGCGCAGGCTTATTTCTCCCTGGCGGTTCCCATGCCCTACGAATGGCAGGACTACATGAGGACGTACTGCGAGGAATACGGCTGCCCCTATCCTCTGGCCCTGGCGGTGGCACAGACGGAAAGCAATTTCGACATGGACGCCGTGGGCGCCTCCGGTGAGGTGGGGATCATGCAGCTAAACCCCGGCCCCGGCGGTTCCTATCACGCAGAGATCCAGGCGGCCACGGGGCTGGACCCCACCACCGCCTCCGGGAATATCGCGGGCGGCTGCTACAAGCTGGGCCTGTATCTGGCCAAGTATGGCAGCGTCGAAAAGGCCGCCATGGCCTACAACATGGGCGAGGGCGGCGCGGGAAGTGCATGGGCCAGCGGGATCACCTCCACCGACTACTCCAGGGCCGTCAAGGAGGCCATGGAAACATGGGAATGTACGGTGAACGCCTGGGGCGGGGTGTAACCCGCGAGGCCGCCCGCAGGTATGAAACGTCTGTGACGGAGCGGGCGCGGCGGGAACGCTGGCAGGCCAGCGGCTGCGCCAGAGTGGTGAGCCGAAAATATGGCACCGTCGTGGTGCCGCACGGGTCCAACTTTGCCGCCCTGCTGAACGCGGCGGAGGTTTGGGGCTGTGACTGGACAGAAATACGGGACGCAGAGGTGTGGAGGGCCGACAAGGAGGAAAGGCCGGTGCCTATGCCGCACCTTATATAAAAGGAGGGTTTCAAATGCTGATTAACGAGGGCGGGCTGATCCGCGCCATCAAAAGAGCCTACAAAGCGGACGGGTACACCGTCCTGAACACCGGCACCAACGTGGCTATTTACACAGATAAATGGTTTATCATGGCCAACCGCGCCCTGCTGCCGCGCAAGGTGCTGGCCACCATCGTGGAACACATGGGCATGATCCCGGAGAAAGATATGCCCACGTCGATCATTAAGGACACGGAGCCGCAGCTGTTTTTGAGAGAAACGGCGGCGGACGATATGGACCACTGGCGCGGCGGCGACCGCGGCGAGGAGGTCACCATGGTGCCGGTGATTATGCAGGGGTTCCAGATTTACCAGCCGCCCGGCGGCGGTGCCTGCTGGGGTGTCCCCCTGTACCTGGTGGACATGATCGAGCGGGATCCGGCGGAGCATACCGGCGCGGACGTGATCGACAAGGACCGCCTGCTGTGGGAGGCCGACGGCGAGGCTGTGGTGATTACCGCAGTACGGAAAGCCTGTTCCGGCTGGGCAAAGGAATGGGAGCGGGCCGTGTGGAACGCCCTGGAGGGTGTGAACCTCCACAAAGAGGAGGCCGGACGGTGAACAACTTTGAAAGGATCACGGCCTCCCCGGAGGCCCTTGGGGATTTCCTGGGCGCCCTCCCTATCCTGTCCGGCCCGTGGGACGACGATTTCCACCGGGTATTTTGTGACAGCTGCGACGCGGAGAACTGCGACGCTGAAAACTGCGCCCACCAAGCTGAACGAAATAGCCCTACCTGGTGGCTGAAACGCGAGTGCGACGACACGGATCTGACAACCGCACCGGAAGAAATAAAAGCCGCCATTCTGAAAAACGACAAGCTGTTACGCGAACGGGAGGCGGGGAAATGAAAATACTGATCGGCGGAAGCCCCTGCACACATTGGAGTATCGCACAGACGAAGAACCGCGAAACCGAAGCCAGCGGCATAGGCTGGGAACTGTTCTTGAATTACCGTATTGCGCGGGATAAGTACCAGCCGGATTTTTTCCTGTACGAAAACAATAAAAGTATGTCGCCCGCTATCCGGGCGCAGATCACGGCGGAGTTAGGCGTGGAGCCTGTCCTGATTAACAGCGCCCTGGTGAGCGCACAGAACCGCCAGCGCCTGTATTGGGCAGGCAGACGGAACCCGGACGGCACATACAGCCAGGTGACGGTGGAGCAGCCGGTGGACCGTGGGATCCTCCTGCGCGACATTCTGGAAAGCGGTGTCTGCTGGAAAGAAAAAGGGTATGCCCTGCTGTCCACAACCGGCGGAACCACGGCGGGCGACATGGTTTCCAGACACCAGCGGAATGGCGCGGCGGAACCTGTCGCCATTAAGCCGCTGACCGAAAAAGAAATGGATTATATGGTGCGCGAAACCAAGGACGGGCGGAACCATTTTGATTTCGACTATTTCCACGACGCGACGCAGAAAAAAAGCGCCTGCGTGACGGCGAACACCCACAAGGGTGTCCCGTATAACGTTCTGGTGGAGCCGGTGAGGATCGAAACCATTGAGAACGACGCGAAAAACCCGGATCACGACAGCCAGCAGTACCGTGTCTATTCGCCGGACGCCAAAAGCGTGACCCTCTGTGGGAATGGCGGCGGCCTGGGTGCAAAAACCGGGCTTTATGCCGTGCCTGTGGCTGGGCGCGTCGTGGGGCGCAGGATCAACGAGCAGGGGCACCGCGACGATTACAACGAGGAGATCGAGCGGATCCAGCGTTTCGAGGTAAACGAATATCCGAACAAAACAAATTGCCTGTCAACCGTGGAAAAAGACAATATGATCGCTGTCCCGGTTCCCGTCCGCGTCGGCGCCATGCCGAACAGGGACGGCGAACTGGGCACCAGCCAGAGCCGCCGCATTTACAGCACGGACGGCAAAAGCGTTTCCCTGCAGGCAAGGCCGAACGGCGGCGGTGCCGACGGTGCGGCCACCGGCCTGTATGCTGTGCCTGCCGGTATGGCGTGGCGCGGGCGCGAAAATGGTTCCGCTTTTGAAATGCGGGACGACCAGAAAAGCAATGCTGTGGCTGCTACCGGCCACCAAAGCCGCCTGGTGATCGAGGCGGCGGACGGAAAGCAAATGCCGGTTTATGAGGTTCGCGGCGGATATATCACCATCAAAGGGAAAACATACCCCATTAAACTGGCAGACGGATTTTACATCATTCGCAAGCTGACCGTGACGGAGTGTAAACGCCTCCAGACCGTGCCAGACGCATACGCCTTTCCCGTCAGCGACACCCAGGCGTATAAAATGCTGGGCAACGGCTGGACCGTGGACGTGATCGCCCACATTATGAGCCATTTTACCGGGCTGACGGAGGAGCCGGTGGAAGTGCTTTCCATGTACGACGGTATGAGTTGCGGCCATATCGCGCTGGACAAGCTGGGCGCGGCGATCACCGCCTACTATGCAACCGAGATCGACAAATACGCCGTACAGACCACACAGCACAATTTCCCGGACACCGTGCAGCTGGGCGACGCTTTCCAGGTTCGTGCGGAGGACTGGCACCTGCCGGAACCGGCAGAAATGGAGGAGAAAGAATGAAGTGGGATCAGAATAACCCGGAAAAGGTCAAAGACTTTATTGCAAAGATGAAACAGGATTACGCTTTCAAAAAGGCGTATGCAGCCCGCAGGGCGTGGGAGTTCTACAACCACCCTGATGTCGAAGGGAACTGCTATGTTGCAGTCGGAGGTCTGGACTCCATTACGCTGCTTTTATTCCTGCGCAGCATCGGGATTGATGTGCCTGCGGTTTCGGTTTCATCGCTGGAAGACAAGTCCATCCAGAAGGTGCACAAGCAGCTCGGCGTGCAGCCGCTGAAGCCGCTGAAGAGTAAGGTCGAAGTGCTGCGGGAATACGGCTGGCCGGTTATCTCTAAAGAGGTCGCCGGGAAAATCTCGCTGCTTCAGAATCCAAGTGAGAAAAACGCGACGGTTCGCCATGCAATCATCACCGGAGAGACCGGGGCCTACGGCGGATACCGGACGGGGACACGAATGAAGCTGGCGCAGAAGTGGCTGGAGCTGTTCGGCGGATACGAACGCTATCTGGTCATGAACAAACTGCGGATGCTGGATGTTCTGCCTGAGGTCTTGCGGCGGGGTCTTTTTGCATTTGCGG